TACCCAAAATGTGTACCAGCAAGTAAAGCTGCCAGTATGAGCAAAAGTGAGAAGGCTTCTGCCACCTCTAGAAAGCGCAAAACAAATCCTAGTGGTGGCGGTAAAAAGCCAACATATGCGAGGACATAATGTCTAAAACACCAGCATGGCAAAGAAAAGAAGGTCAGAGCAAGTCCGGCGGTTTGAATGAAGCTGGTCGCAGATCTCTAAGGCGTCAGGGCAAAAACATCAAACGTCCTGTATCTGCCAAGCAAGCCAAGAAATCACCAAAAGCAGCAGCTAGACGCAGATCATTCTGTAAGCGTATGATGGGTATGAAAAAGAAGCTTACATCTAAAAAGACGGCTAATGACCCTAATAGTCGTATTAACAAAGCACTTAGGAAATGGGATTGTTAAATGGAACAAGAAGCAGTAACTCAAGAAGCTGAAACCCAAGAGGTTCAGGCTCAAACGGAGCAGGAGCAACCTCAAGAACAAGTAGCAGAAAGACCTGATTGGCTTCCTGAGAAGTTTGATAGGCCAGAAGAGCTTTCTAACAGCTACAAGGAACTTGAGAGAGCTTTCTACACCAGAAAAGAAGATTTAAGAAATCAAATTGTCGAAGAGCTTAATGCAGAAGCCTCTAGCGCAGCCCCAATCAGTCCAGCAGATTATGAAGTTAATGTTCAATCGCCAGATGGCGTTGAGCTTAACATTGATGAAAATGATCCGCTTCTGGATTGGTTTCGTGATAAGGCTCACAATTACGGAATGTCGCAAGAAGAGTTTGATGGCCTAATTAACGAGTGGGCTGCTATGGACTCTAATCGTGGTCCAGACTGGAACGTAGAGTCTGAGCAGCTTGGAGAACACGCAGAGAGAAGGCTTGAGCGTGTAGATTCTTGGGCTGGCAAGAATTTGTCCGAAGAAGCTTATAATGTGTTTGCCAATGTCCCGGCATCTGCTGGCATGGTTCAGCTATTTGAAGAGCTTATGGAACTAAATGGTCAACCACAGTTTAACATGATTAGCCAGACTGAGTTTCAAGAGACTCTTAGCATTGATGATTTGCGTAATATGCAACAAGATCCTCGATACTGGAAAGGTAATGATCCGGCCTTTGTCGAAAGAGTTAAGGCTGGATTTGCTCAGTATTCGAGAAATAAGGGATAATGTGAATTAACAGTAAGATCATTATCTGCCAACTTACGTTTACTTGAAGGCCCAATTAGTTAAGGACAACCGAAAGGCCCAGCGCTAGTGGACAACCAGATAGGAAACAAACCTTTGACTTTAACAGCTTTTAAGGAGCATTGAGATGGCTACACCAACTATCTCCACCTCCTTTATCGAGGAGTTTGAATCCGGCGTCCACATGGCGTATCAGCGCATGGGTTCAAAGCTTCGGAACACTGTTCGTACACGCAATGGCGTGAAGAACAAGACTACGTTCCAGAAAATCGGTAAAGGCGTAGCGACTACCAAGGCGAGACACGGAAATATCGCCCCCATGAACCTCACTCACACAAACGTAAATGTGACAGTTGAGGATTATTTTGCTGGCGAATGGATCGACGATCTGGACCAGCTTCGTATTAACCACGATGAGATGATGGTTGCTCAGCAGTCTGGTGCTTACGCACTTGGACGCAAAACTGACGATCTCATTCTTGCAGCTATGGATACGACTACATCCACTCACAATGAAACATCAAATGGTGTTACTTTGGCTTGGGCTTTGGGTCTTATGGAGCTGTTTGGCAATAACGAGGTTCCTGACGATGGACGCCGTTATGTTGTCGTTGGTTGGGAGCAATGGTCACAGCTTCTGGACTTGGATGAGTTTTCTCGCACCAACTACATTGGCGAGTCTGATCTTCCATTTCCAAATGGAGTTACGGCAAAGCAATGGCTTGGCTTCATGTGGTTCCCCTTTGGCGGTCTAGATGACGATGGCACAAACCGTAAGTGTTTTGCATATCATGCTGACGCTATTGGTCATGCAATCGGCACTGACGTTTCTTCAAACATGCAGTATCATAACGATAAGGATTCATATTTTGTGATGAACAAAATGCAAATGAACTCTGTTCTGATTGATGCCGAAGGCGTGTTTGAGCTTTCGCTCAAGAAATAAGGAGAGACATAATGGCTTATACAGACGCAAACCTCTCTTTAGTCAATTACTCAGGCAATGGTTTCCACATCTGGCACTATTCAACTACCGATGCGGCTGCTGTTGTAGATACTGCTGGCTATTTTAATAGCCGTGTATCAGACATGAATGTTGGTGATGTAATATTTGCCAGCGTTGATACAGATGGCACTCCTGGGTTTGGAATCTTTGTTGTAAATGCAAACAACGGCACTGTCGTTGACGTCACAAATATGACGGATCTTGCAGCAGGTGACTCTGACTAATGGCTAAAAAGCCAACACCAAAAAAGAAGGCGGCGGCGAAAGCTGCCCCTTCTTCAAACAAGACTAATAAAGCTACAGTTTTCAAAACAGCAAAGCTTCATTGGTTAAAGCTAAGCAAACCTGAAAAGGAATAGTGTCATGCCTATGGGACCGGGAACTTATGGATCTAAAAAGGGTCGTCCTCCAAAAAAGAAATCCAAAACAATGGGCAAGCCATCTTTAACAGCAGCCCAAAAGAAGCTTCCTAAAGATCTTCAAAAGAAGATTTTAGAGAAGAAAGGCGCTTAATTGAATGCCAACAACACCTTCAACTGATATTGAGGTAGCCCAAAAGGCAATGGTTCTGATTGGATTGGAGCCTTTGACCTCGTTTACCGACAATACAGACGAAGCTTTGGTTGCCAACACAATATACGAAGATGTTGTTAGCGACTGTCTTGCTGCTACCAACTGGAACTTTGCTACAGGCCAAAAGCAGCTATCTAGACTTACAGACGTTCCTGTAGATAGATGGGAAGCTGCTTATGCTTTGCCTACAGAGCCTGATGTTATACAGGTTCAGACTGTAACCATTGATGATGTTGTCCAGCGTTATGATATCTATGAGCGTTATATCTATATAAATGCCGAGACTGATGATGAGGTTGTTCTTAACTACATCTTCCGTCCAGATACACAATATTGGCCCCCAGCTTTTACAATGTGGGTTATATTTCGTTTAGCTTCTGTTCTGGCCCTGTCTGTGACAAGAAAAGCAGATGTTGCTAGTTCATACACAACTTTGGCTGAAAATCAGTTTAGGAAAGCCAAAGCTAGGGATAGCCAGCAAGTAACCACACAAGGTCTTCGCTTGAGCAGATTCCATCGGGCAAGGCTCGGCAATGGCATCTTCCAAGACATAGAAGGCACAACAACATGAGAGTTGAATGGCCCTCTTACGTCAATTTTATACAAACTTTACCGCTGGGGAATTAAGCCCACTTCTGAGTTCAAGAGTAGATTCAGATGCTTACAAGAATGGCGTAAAGACACTGCGTAATTTTCGTGTTCGCTCTCAGGGTGGGATCACACGCCGTCCCGGCCTTCAGTATTTACAGACATTATCTAATGTTGCTTATCAGGCAGAGCCATATGTCTATGATGAGGATGAAGCTTATATCATTCTGTTCAGCAACACTAAAGTAGAGATTGTTGATGTAACAAGCCCTACAAACATTACCCAGACAATCACAAGCTGTCCTTGGACTACGGCAATGATTGGTGAGTTAAAAGTCGCACAGTCTGGCGATACAATGATTGTTACTCATCCTACAATGCCTATGCAGACTTTAACCAGAACTGCCGTTGATACATTTGCTAGAGCAGCATACGCTTTTGATTCGTCATCAGGCTTTACTTTCCAACCTTATTTTAGGTTTTCAGATCCTGCTGTTACCATAACCCCTCACAATTCTAATACAGGATCACAAAACTTTACTGCTAGCTCAGCAATATTTACTGCTGATTGTGTTGGGGAAAAGATAGAGTTTACTGACTCTGCTGGGACTGTAGTTCATATAAATATTACAGCCTTTGTTTCTACAACTGTTGTTACAGGCACATTTAGCTCTGCCGTTGCAAACACCAATGCTAGGGATACTTTCAAGGAACAAGTCTTTTCAACAAGAAAAGGATTTGCAAGATCTGTTATATTTCACGATCAACGTCTAATATTCGGTGGCTCTAGGGATCTGCCTAATCACATTTTCTTTTCAAAAGTAGGGGAGTTTTTTAACTTTGATGTGGGGACAGGTCTTGATGATGAATCAATCCAAGTGCAGATCGCCGAGAACCAAGTCTCCGAGATCAAAAGCATGGCGTCCCTGCGTCATTTGTCCATATTCACCTCTGAACAGGAACTTTACGTTCCTACAGTTGATGAACGCCCTCTCACGCCGTCTACTATCGCTATTAAAAAGCAAACGTCTTTTGGCTCTGGCTTTACTTCTCCTGTCGAGTTTGATGGTGCAATCGTGTTCCTTACAAAGTCTAAAGGTGCAATCAGGGAGTTTATCTATTCCGATTTAAGCCAAGCATATAATTCTGATGCTTTGACTATATTATCTCAGCATTTGATGACTGGACCTAATGCTCTTGAGTCTCAGCGTGAAGCTGCGGATCAGGTCGAGTCTTACCTTTATACTTTGAATGATGACGGAACAATGCCTGTTTTTGTCAGTATTCGTAAGGAAAAGCTGCAAGGCTGGTCTCAGTATTCTACCACTGGCAGTTTCAAGAACATCGTTAATGTGAATAGACGGATCTATGTGGTTTGCGAGAGAACTATCAATAGCTCTACCGTAACATCTCTGGAGAGATTCGATAACGATTACCATCTTGATTCTGCTGTTAAAGCGACTAACGGCTCTCCTACTAAAAACTGGACAGTTTCTCATTTACCTAATACTCAAGTCTCCGTTAAGAGTGGTAATTATGGGATGGGTTCTTTTACTACTGATGGAAGCGGAAACCTTGCCTTGACCGAAGCTGTGTCCAGCGTAGAGATAGGAATTAATTACACACCTACTATGACTACGCTGCCCCCTGAGTTTACATTGCAGGATGGTATAACAGTTGGTCAAAAGCGCAGGATTGTCCGTGCTGTCCTCGATCTTAACGAGACATTGAGCGTTAAGACAAAAGGTACTAATATCCTGATAAGGCGTGTGACTGATGATTTTTCACTTGAGCCACAAGCTATTACGCAGCGCAAAGAGGTTTATCTTCTGGGCTGGAGTGGTGAAGGGACTGTTACAATAACTCAGGATCAGCCGCTGCCCATAACGCTAAACGGCATATTGCTGGAGGTAGAGGTATAATGGGCGTTGAAATGCAAATCGCCTCTGTTGCTTTGACTATGCTTGCCGCAAGGGAGCAGAAGAAAGCTTATGAGTTAGAGGCTGAGTCTTACCAAGAGCAAGGCAAGATGGCTGCTATTCAGGCATCTCAACAAGAGTCAGAAAGAAACAGACGCTTGAGAAGCCAGCTTTCTACTCTAAACAATGCTATGGCTGGTCAAGGCGTTGCTCTTGGCACTTCTTCTTCTGTTGAAGCATTAGCAAGAGACGAGGAAAAGATTGCTCTTGCTGATATAAGCTCTATCAAGCTTATGGGGCTTTCTCAAAGGCGAAAATATGGCATTAGTGCGGCATCTGCTAAAGCTGGCGGTAGAGCTGCGGTTCTTGGAGGATTTTCCAAGTCTGCACAAATGGGGTACGACATTTACACTGGTAAAAAATCTGTAGGAAATCCCTGATGGCTTTTAGAAAAACACAAGGCAGAAGTGTAACCGTATCTCCGGCAGGAATGCCAAACCTAAGTGGATACAAGCAATTTGCTGGTCAGATAGACAAGCTTTCTGATGCGACTATGTCTATTGGTACAGATATCAGACGCCAAGAGTTTAATGAAATGCTTATTCAAGCAGAGTCTGAAGGGCGAACTGCTGGAATGAGGTATGACAAGAATAACAATCTAGTTCCCCTTGTCGATACTACATACGCATCTGCTATTAAGGCTTATGGGACTAGTGAGCAAAAAGCCTTACAAGCTGCTTATAAAAAGTCTGCACTTACAACCTACGGATCTCAACTTGCTATCGACGCTGCTGCAACTGCTGATGCAGCTCTTGCAAAAACTCCAAATGATCCAAATGCTATTAATGGTGCCGCCAAGGGTTATCTTGACAGGCTTGAAGAGGAGCTTGAGTCTGATGTTTTTAGCACTGTTGCTGGACGTGTAAACGCTGAGTTTCAGGTTAGAACAAGTAGAGCTAGGTCTGCCCAAATTCAAGAAACTAGAGAAAATGCTATCGCCACAAGCAAGATTAGAATAGGCGATATTAATCAGAAACTTGGTGTTATTGCCACTGTTGGTGCTGGAACGGACCAAGAGGCCCAAGAGGGTACAGCAGCAATGACACAAGAGCTTTTAGATGAGCTTGATGACAATTATAAGGTTCTTGAATTAAATGGCGTTCCTGAATCTGAAATTCAGCAAATGCGTAGAGATGGCAATGCTCAAGTTGTTCTTCTTGGGGCAAAGGCAAACATAGAGAAAATATACTATGACACAGAAAGTGGAGAGGGTGGATTTGGCAACGCTCTGGCTTTTGCAGTGTCTTTTGAATCTGCAACAAGAGCTGATGCTAGCATAAATTCTGATTTGATCACTGATTCTATGATTGCACACGTTCGTAAGTTAAAGGCGGTTACTGATGCCAATGTTTCTGCATCTGAGCAAAACCAGATAGATATTGTTGGCAACACAAAGCTTAAAATTTCTACAGGTCAAATAGACAGTGAATTAGATATCCTTCAGCTTCCTATTGATGACGCTAGAAAAGCTATACTTCTTGGCGACTTTAGGTCTTACCAGAAGTCTGAGTACACAACAGCAAGAACAAGAGAAGATGATATCTTTAAAGAAAACAAAGAAATCTTTGATGGTTATGTTTCTGGTTACTTGGATACGACCCTTAGTCAAGATGACAGAGATAATTTTAGAGTCCGTGCTGAAGCCATGTATGAACAAGGTCTTATTAAAAACAGCACATGGCTTTCTTTTGTAAAAACAAGAAATACAGAACTTAAAAAACAGCTTTTAGCGGAAGGTCAAGCTGGCCTGTTAGATCTTGAGCATGTAATGAGTCCTGCTGGAGGATATATTATTTCTCCTAACGCTATTAGAAACATAGAGTCTGAACTCGTCAGAAAAGGCTTTGTTGGTGAAGGCGCTGCTCTAAGCTTAAACCAGTTTCGTAAATCTATTAGAGACTATGAAACACGCCATAAAGTACACCATGACAAGATTAGGGAGGTTAACAGAGCTGTTTCTAATGCAAGAAATGGTGTAGCAAACAAGGCTGATAAGAAGATAATTGTTGACCGCTTTGCTCCTGCCCTTACTCAGGATGGTGAGGGCAATATATTTAATCATGCCGATCCTGCGGTCGCACAAGAAAACATAGATCAAGCTATAGGCTTTAGCGTCAAGTTTAAGTTTGTTCATCCTGATCTTGTTAATCTTATGAATAGTGTAAATAATCCTGTTCAAGAATCAGAGGTCTATAATCTTGCACAAGAGGTTTACAACAGCCTGTTCTTGACTCTTTCACAAGGAATAAACAGAGCAGGAACTGCTGGCCTTGGAGTTGGTGAACTACAAGCAGAAAAGTATATGCAGGATGCTGGCATAGACACTACCACTTTTAATATGCTTCGATTTGTAGGCCCGAAAGACTGGCAAGCGATCAATGCTGCAAACATGAAAACGAATACTGGAGGCAAAAGAATGTCCTCTAGCATCGAGGCAACATTTGGCGCAGATCTTACAGAGGTTATAAAATCAAACTTTAACGATGCTGTTGAGCCTTCAAGTTTTCTTGAGTCTGTTCAAAACAATGTTTTCTTTTTTGATGATTCAACAAGAAGCCCCGCTGATCTTGCAAAGTTAGATCAAATTAGCATTGCCCCAGATGCCGACATATCTGATGCTTTTATTAGAGACCCCAGATTTATGTCTTATTTACAGTCTGCTGTTCCAGCTTTGATGGTTAGGCATAATTTGCCTCAAACAGAAGAGGGTATGCAGCTTGCTATTAGAAGCGCTGTTGTTGCTGTTTCTGACAGCATTGGTGTTAATATTGATGAAAATGGTGATTCATACATCGGGTTTAACACTTGGTATAAGTCTGCTTCTCAAAGCATAGGGTCTAACATAGATGTGATCCCAGATGGCAGTGTTGCAGATGCTTTTTATAGAGAGGTTAGGCGCAGTATTTTGCGTCCTGATTTTGCATATGACCAAAGCATTATTGACATGGTTAATGATACAGATGGTACAAATCTAAGGGTTGTGCCAGAGGAGGTTTTTGGTAGAGATCAGACATATACTGTTTATATGGTTTCTGAAGAAGGTGTCTCTATACCTGTTCTTACTGGCTTTCATTATGACTACAATAGGTCACTCGATAACAAGATTGTCGAAGCTGCTATTCAAAGGACGAAAAGCACTACCGTTAGAAACTTCTTTAGTCAAATGAGTCTTTTATCGCCAAGCATTGTTCAGGGGTTTTCAAATGATATTCTTAATGATTTAGATGAGGATTCAAGTTTTTTTGACTCTGATACTATGCTTCTGGATCTTGAAGAAAAAATTAATGCCACTTTAAACACAATCAAACCTGTACTTGGCATTATGAAGCCTGGAGCTGGCGTTATAACTACACCAACTATAGATGCTGCTGATGTTCAGGTTTTAAGAGATTGGGCATCAGGGAAGTTTAGCGATCAAGAGTATCTTGAAGAGTTAGAAAAGGTTTATAGCAATGAGTAATATTGATTGGGATTTTATTCTTGAGCAAGAAGGCTTTCGTTTAAAAGGCTATGTTCCTAACCCGGAAGGGTCTGACTCTGGCGTTACCATTGCTAGCGGGTTTGATCTTGGAGCAAGATCTGTCAGTGATCTTAAAGGCTTATCAAAAGAAATCATTGATTTACTTACCCCATACTTGGGTATCAAGGGCGCTGCTGCCGATGAGGTTGCCAGTAATCTTGTTGTTAGTGACGAGCAAGCCAAAACCATTAATGAGTTTGCTAAGAAGAAAGAGCTTGGTCTCCTAAAGAAAAGGTGGAAGGCCAAAACTGGTCAGTCTTTTGATGATTTGCCAATGAGGGAAGCTACGGTGATTACATCTGTTGCTTTTCAATATGGCAATCTTGCTACTGAAACACCTAACTTTTGGCGTCAAGTAACATCAGGTGATTGGGACGGTGCTGTAGGCAACCTTAGAAACTTTGGTGATGACTACGGTAGCAGACGTAATCGGGAAGCCGATTATTTTGAAACAGGCGCTCAAAAAAAAAGTGAACAATTTGGAATAAAAACAGACCCTATCAGGGGCATTAGAGCGCCAGAACAAATTGCTGGTGAGGTAGATTTCTCTGAAGATAGAGCTATAAGAGATGAAGTTCTTTCTGATACTCAAGATGCCGTTTCACCTGTATCTCCTGATGCTACTGTAAGCGCTATTCCACCATCTGATAGTTCTAGAGACCAAAGGGTTGATAGGCTTATACAGGCTGGTCAGGAAGATTCTGATACTCCTGTCGAGCAGGTACAACTCGAAGCTGGCCAACCTGATGGCCCCGTTGTTAGCCCATATAATGAAGTTGAGGTTCCTGATTGGTTTCTTAAAAAGAAGCCTGTTGGCCCAAACCTACCTACTGCTGTAGACCAAACCCCTGATGAAGTTATTAATACTCAATCTGGTCTTTTGCCAGAAGCAGAAGTCCCTGTAACAGACATGGACCCTGATGAAATGATTCGCAGGGACATAGAGTCTGTTGGCCCTATTACAAGCTCTTTTAGGGCTAGCGAATTTGGAGATGCTAATCCTTTTTATTACAATACAAATCAAAAGCAGATTTGGGGTGCTGCTATGAGACAGTTTAATCCTGTCAAA